CAAGGCGCTGAGGCTCACCCCCGATCGGAGCGGCCAGAAAATCAAGGCTAGGCGTGATCCAGTAAGCTGTTTGCCCAAGCATGGCGACTGCATTAGGCCCGACCAGTCCGGCATTGGCTGACTGGCGCGTAAAGCGGAACGTAACCGCCGGATCGCCTATGTATTGCTGAAAGAAGAGTTCCGTTTCCGACCAGATGAACGCCCCTTGCGCGGTCTTGATTGTTCGGATGAGACGTCCGTTTCCATCAAGGATTTGTTCGCCCGCATTGTTCGTCGCCGTCGTCGTCCAGCTATTAGGAGACTCAATATCACACCAGCGGATAGCCCGAGGGTTGAATAGATCAGTGCTTTCTTCGTTGCATCCATAAGCCAAAATCTGCCTTGAAGTGTCGGAAACTGAAATGGCGTAAACTTGCGTCGGGGCGTTTGGCAAGCGCTCTGCGGGCGCGGCAACATCATTCGTCCACCGGTAAATCGCCCCGCCTCTAGGGTTCGCTATGAGGTTCTGACCGTAACTGTCGAAGGTCCAGGTCAGCGGGAAACTATCGTTCGTTGTAGGCTCGCCGTAATCGCCAAGGCCATACGGCCCGACGCCATAGCCTAAGCCGCCTAAGCCGTTCTCATTCCCCGGCGTGAAGCTGCTTTCCAAAAGCGTTGTGGTTGAGCTGTCTTCCGCTAACAAGTCGCCTCCATCCTCAAGGAGAAGCGTCTCATCTTCCGGCGTGATGTCGTATATCGTGCCGTCCTGCCAGACATAAAGGTTGGTGTGGGTTCCAATGGCAATGTTAAGCAAGCCGAGCCGATCGCGCCAGGCAAACAAGCCCCGAGCCTTGCCGGATACCGTGTCAACCGTGTTGGTTTCCCAGCCGCCAATCATCTGCGGCAACCCCGACCACCACCGCACAAGCGAGGCGTCTGACCAGTTGCCCGTGTTTATCGCCGTCACCGTGTTATCAGTGACGACGCCTGGGCCGATGGCGATCGGAATCCGGTTGCGCAATTACTTGCCCTTTTTGCCCATAGGCTTCCCCTTGGGAGCCTTGTGCTCTTTCTTCTCCATAGCCGACTGAGCGGCCTTCATTCCCTTCATTGTGTAAGGGAATTTCTTCCCATCGACGTTCGGCATGTTATTTCCCCTTTTTTGGTTTGGACTTTCCCGCCGCGCTCAAGGCGATTGCAACGGCCTGCTTTTGCGGTTTTCCCGCTTTCATCTCCGCGCGAATGTTTGCGGAAACAACCTTGTCTGAAGACCCTTTCTTGAGAGGCATCTTTTAACCCTCCAGGTTTATAGATCCAACGCCAAGCCAATCGCCCGCGGCGCTGTTCGCCACAATCATTTCATACATCCGTACCTTGTCCCCTGACGTCAAAGGAACAAGCTGGCCCGTGCTGTCGCCAAACCGGGAAAGCAGGCCCTGAAGCACGCTTGCAAGGCGAAGCCGGAGATCAGACACGCTTTCATCAGGCTGCGCGTAGGCCTGGAACCCAGCCGGGATTATATCGGGCGCAACCGTCGCCGGCTTTGGGGCGTTAGAATAAACGGCGTTGTCGAGGTCCATCTCTATCCCGGACTTCGTGCCGTCTACCGCCATCGTCCCCTGCACCCATTCGGTCAGAAGCTCATCCGTCAGATCGTCGTCAGGAATGAAGCTTTCCGGAACGGGAGGCTTGAGGATCGCCGTTCCCGATCGCGAGAAAATGTAGCCGTCTCGTGTACCCGTCAGGGTCCAAGGGATCGAGCGCACAACGCCCAACAGTGAACCTATCGTGACTTTCTGAGGCTCTTCAAATTTCCAGTCGTAAACCGTGCTCATTTTAAATCCCTTTAAATCCCTAGTGCTGAGAAGGATCCGATTGTCGTGTTCTTCGTCGTATCCACCACCGTCACGGTTGAAGTGTCCGCTGTGGTCATGCCGCTATCACGAAACGCCAGCGTGTCGCCATTTGCAACCGTTAGCGTCGTTCCGTTGGTGTAAGTTGTCCAAGCTCCGGCATTTTTGGAATACTGTTTTGTTCCGCCCGTGCCTCCGTCTACCAGATCCAGCCGGATGTTGCCGGGGTTAGTTGCCGGTTTTGTCAGCGTCCGCGTTGCGCTAGTTGCCGTTCCTGGAACCACCACGGACACAACGCCCCAATCCGTGTTAACCGTAATTGGCTTTACGGAGCCCATCGAGGAAGCAAGCAGAGCGATTAGGCTCATGTGACTGAGCCTCCCGAGACAACGCATTCCGTGGCGGATACAAAGAAGATTGAGGCCATGCCGTAAGCGGCGACTGTCCGGCTTCCCGTGGTGGACGTTCCATCCAGCCTCATTGTTGTAATCGTGCCGGCCGTGATCGTGCGGGAGCTTGCACCCGCGTAGACGACCACAACATCCCCCGCAGCGAAGACACTGTTATTGATCGTGATATCACCCGTTAGCTGAATGGTCTTGTTAGCGCTTGCGCTTGTGAGCGTGCCCGTTGTTTCAGTTGACGCGGCAATGCGGGCCTTGAGCGTACCTCCAATTTCGACGGCGCCAGTCGGGAAATCAATAAGTGTGGGAGTGTCACCACTGCGTTGAACTCGTAACCACGTGTTAAATGTTGCGTTAGCGTCGTTACTGATCGCCCAATACATAATATTAGCGGCGATCGCCATTTTCCAACGCTTAGCGTCCGTGCCGCCGTCCGTCTCATACCAATTCAACTCTGGTGAGGTTGAAGACCAAGTTGAAAGCGCGCCATAGGTCTGCGCCGCCGTCCAAGTGATTGCCGTTCCGGGAAGGTTGCCGGCGGTGTAAACGGTGTTGCCGCCGATTGTCATGCCGCCGCTTGTTGGGAATTGGGCGACGGATGAACCGTTAACGATCATGTTTAGCGCGTGATTGGTCCAGGTGCCGACATTTCCCGTCGATGCTGACTGAAGCCCAACTTCTGCAAACCCATCGCGGCGGGCCATGATCCCCGTGCTAAAAGATGCTCCCTGCACCCTTAGCAATGGGCTTGTGCCGGTCATAGAAACTGCGTCTGTGCCGTCTCCGATTTTTACGCTGGTACCCGGAAACGTCACCGCGCCGCTGCTGTTAACGTCTACCCACGTATTAGACCCGCCCACCCGGCCTTTAAATGCCTCGCCGGTGTAGAGCATTAGCGTTGGGTCATACGTGCCGCCCAAGATTGCGGAAGCATGGCCCAGAGCGTGCTTGCCTACGCCGCCAGCGTTGAAACTCAGCACCGGGCCGACGCCTGACCCCGAGGCGGCGCCGTTGATCACGACGTTAAAGCCCGACGTTCCATTGCCGAAGATTGGCCCAGCCGTCCAAGTGATTGCGGTGTTGGGGAGGTTGCCAGAATGATAAATTGAGTAAGAATTAAAGGTAAACGAACCAGCCCCTGAGCCGTCAAATTGCAACCACGGCGTGCTGTTGCGATAAATGTTGAATGTCGTGTCGTCAGGTTTTCCTATTGCCCAATCAATTCCTGACGACCCATTGAAAAACCGCAAATATCCGCCATCACTAAACCGGATTGGATAGGTTGCCCCCGAAAAAACATTAGCGGCTGAAAATGTCTGCGCCGCCGTCCAAGTGATTGCCGTGCCGGGGAGGTTGGCGGAGGTGTAGACGGTGTTGCTGTTGACGCGCGCCAGACCTGCGGCGCTTACATCAAACATAAGCGTGCCGCCTGAATTTGATACGGAGAAAACATACGACGAGTTCGCGCCAAGATAGCCCCGAGGGGTGCCATTGTCGTTTAGCTGGATCAGGTACTGAGAATTAGTTGGAGACGCGCGGTTAAAAATGGTTGTCCCATCAAAAGAAAACGTCTGACCCGCCGTAAAAGTCTGAGTAGCAGACAAGGTGGCAACTTGCGCCCCCTCGATCGCCACAACCCCCGCAGACACGCGGGTTAGCGTCGTGTCACTCGCGTGGCCAAGATTGACCGCCGTGAACTGCGGGCTGTCGCCCGTGCCCAGTCCAAGGTTTGTCGCCGCACCCGCCGCCGTGCTGGATCCAGTCCCCCCGTCAGCGACCGCAAGGTCAGTGATCCCCGTTATAGAACCACCTGTGATTGACACGCTGCTAGACGCCTGGGTTGCGATCGTCCCTAGGCCCAGCGTTGTCCTTTGAGCCGTCGCGTCCGCATCGTCCACAAGCGCCCGGCCCGCCGCCGTAAAGTCCGCAAGCGCCGCCGTCGCTGATCCGGTAAAGTAGGGAACCTTGTTCGCCGCACTGGTCAAACCCGCCAAGGCCGCAAGCTCAGGGTCATAAGCCTGGACGTTTGTCCCGATTGCCAAGCCTAGATTAGTCCGCGCCGTTCCCGCATCGGAAGCCCCGGTTCCACCGTCAGCAACCGCTAAGTCAGTAATGCCGGTAATGGAGCCGCCCGTGATGGAAACGCTGTTCGCGGCCTGCGTCGCTATAGTGCCAAGCCCGAGCGTCGTTCGCGCCGTCGCCGCGTCCGTGTCGTCGACAAGCGAGCGACCAAAACTCGTTAGTGTCGTCGTCGTCGCCGTTCCAGATCCGGTGAAATAAGGCAACGCATCCGAAGCGCTCGTAACGCTTGCAAGGGCGGCAAGCTCAGGGTCATAGGCCTGGACGTTAGTTCCAATGGCCAAGCCCAGATTGGTTCGAGCCGTGGCCGCGTCAGAAGCGCCAGTCCCGCCATCTGCAACCGCAATATCAGTAATGCCGGTTATAGAGCCGCCCGTAATGGAAACATTGTTGGCGTATTGCGTGGCGATCGTGCCAAGGCCCAGAGTTGTCCTCTGCGCTGCGTTGTCCGCATCATCGACCAGCGCCCGGCCAGCGGCTGAGAAGTCAGCCATAGCCCACGTCCCCGCCCCGGTTGCATACGGAACCTTATTGGCCGCGCTCGTCAGCGCCGCAATCGCCGTCAGGTCCGCGTCAATAGGCTGGAAGCCCGTCAGATCCACCGCGGCCCATTCAACCGAGGTCTCGCCCGTGTTCACCCGCAGAAACTTCAAAGCGTTTCCACTCAAGGCTGGCAAATTGCCCGCCGCCGCCGCCAGAACCGCCGCGTTGAGCTGTTGCAACGTCACTGGGTGCAAATTGTTGGCTGCGTCCGCCGCGAGCGTGATTGCGCCCGTCATCGTCCCGCCCGTCAGCTTCAGGAATGTAGCGTCTACATACGCAAGCGAGGCGCCGTCGTCCCCAACATAAACGTCCGTTCCATTCGTAAAGATAATCCGGCTTTGAGACGCCGGAACACTCGCCGTCGCCCCGCCCGCGCTGAACGTCACCGCTGCAGAACACGCGTTGCGGACTAAATACCACTTTTCCACTCCGGGAATTGTAATTGTGAACCCACCCGCACCGCTTAACCAAAGTTGGCGCATGCGCGCCTGGTCGCTGGTGTAGTTCGTTGAGGTCAACGTGACGTTGCCGCTCACCGTGATCAACGCCACTCCGTCCATGGCCTCGTCAACCATGGTGAACACGTTCGAGTTGAGCGAGCTTCCCCAAGTGTTTGTTTTGTCCCCGGTTCCGATCAGTTCCAGCCGGTTGCGTGTTGTGGGCGTCGAAACCATTAGAGGGCGCTCCCTACTGTGACCGGATACCAATCCGAACCGTTAGACCAGACCAGCCCGGCAATCCCGCCGCCAATATCACTACAACTTGCAATGGAATTGCGCCAGCGGGCCGCGTCCGGGAGATCCGCCGCCGTTGCAAAAACCGCAAGACGTGAAGGGGCTTTTGGAAACTCCTGACGATCAAGGCTGGTTTCAATTGCAAGCCGGAAACGCTGAGCCCATAGCGGAGCCGTGGGGTCAATGGCGATCGTCATATAACCGCCCCTTGATTGTACGGCCTCAGGACATTGCGGTTCTGGAAACGGTCAAGCCGGTTGATCTGCTCGATCGTCGCCGCAACCTCAGCCGCCCAAAGCCCAACCCGCTCGTCATTGACGAAGTATTCCTCCGCCTGGATCAAGCTTGCTTTGAGGTAAAGGTCAGGGTGAGCCGTCAAAAGCCAATTTGTCGTGTTCAGGGCAGAAAGGGCCGGAATTTTTGCCCTGTACCGCAGACGCGCCGTCGCGTTCGTGGCCGGCCAGAAAATCAGGTTAGAGCCAACCTGAGAGTAAATCTCCGGAGCCGTCGTCACGGTTGGGGATTGCGCTTCAAGCGTGTCGATCGGCTGATATTCCAGAGCGGTGTAGGGCGTGCCCGTCAAGCGCATGGACCGCGCTGCCAGGTAATCGGCTGGCAAGGGCGACGAACCCGCCGAAATGGTTAGGGTCGTCGTCGTGTCCATTGCCAGGCAATCAACCTCTCGATTGAACCGGGCTTCCGCCAGCTTGATAAAATCAGGCGCTAGCGCCGCAACGTCGGTTCGATCGTGAAACCAGGACGTAATCGACGAAACCAATTCAGCGTAGGTCGATAGCGCCATAGCTCACACCCGCCAGTCAGCCGTTCTCAACTTGCGATAATCAATGTCATTCAGCTTCTGCCGCGCCTTATCAGCGTGCTCAGGGTTGAGATAGTCCCACCCCTCCTCGTTCTTCCACTTTTCAATGAGCGCAAACGGAACACTTGCCGCCCGCCGCATGAACTTGTCCTTATCCGTGGACCAGCCGTTATTCTCGCGCGCCATCCGCCCATTATGGTCAAGGATTGGCTCAACATCCGCATAAAGCGCAAAGTCCCTAGTCCCGTCAGGGTTATAGCGCACAAACCATTGACTACCGCCCGCTGTAACGAGCAACGGGCGGAAGCCAGACGGGATGGATTGAGCCTCAGGCCGCTTCATCAATTTCCACAAACCCTTTTGCTTCAAGCGCCTCAGCAACAGGACGCTCAAAAACTGCCGTTTCCTTCCAGGCGAAATAGAGATCACCCTTACCGGGGATATGGATACCCCGAGAAATGCGATTGTGTCCAAGTTTGGTAATGCGAACGGTCACGTCAGCCGGCTTCTCCGCTGCCCGTATAGCTTCCTGAGCATTGACCACCGCCATGGCCTGAGCCTTTGCCACCCGGTGCCGCGCTATGTGTTCGCGGATCGCATCATTCCCGCGCCGCTTGTCGATCGCCAAGCCTAAGCTTGCGGCTTCCTGCAACAGGGCCGCGCGTTCCGTCTCTTCTACAGTAGGAATTTCATTCGACATGAGTTGTTCCCAAAAGATTGGCGGGGCCACCATAGCCCCGCCGTTAGTCCATCAAGGTTAGGTCAGATCGCGAATAACCGCGCCCATTTTCTCGTTGCGAGCAATCAGCGACTTCTCAGCGATCATCATGAACCGCTCATTGTCGCCGTTCTTCGCAAGCGTCTCGGTCATCACGCCGCGATAAGTTCCCACCGCCCAGCCTGCCGGGTCAATGAGAAGCACGTCACGGGAAAGACCGTAAGGATGCGGGATAAACGAGATTGGCCCAAAGTCTGAAATGTAGGTATCAGCCGCGCCGTAAATCGTCGCCTGACCCGAGCCCTTCACTTCGGAACGGATATCGGCAATGCCGGTAAACGCCGAGGCGAGCTGCTTATGTGTGCCGCTCATATAAGCCTGGCTGTACTTGGCGCCATTCGTGAAGCCCGTGACCAGAACACCCTTGAGAAGGGTTTCCGTGAAGGTGCGCTGCGTACCGTTAGTGGCGGCAGAGACAACGCCCGCCGAAGCCCAGCCGCCCGAAGAGCCGCCAGAACCAAGGCTGTCATTGGTCGCGACCCATGCCAGAGCGCCGGCAGTCTTACGCGTGACAGACGCGGGGGTTTCCGCGACCGAGGCATAGTTGCCGATCATACGGGCTTCCATGTCGCGGCGAAGTTCAATGCCGCGGATCATCTTCTGATAATCCATCTCATCGGCCCGGCCCGCACGGTCGGAAGATTGAACGGTTCCCGAGACCGAGCCGTCTTTGCGGAAGATCTGAGCAAACACGCTCACCCGGCTGGGCTGCGTCGGGCTGGTATGCGTTCCGATTTCGTCGCCTTCGTACTGAGCATTATTCGCATCCGGCGCGGCGAGGGACTGAAGCTGCCATTCGTGGAGAACGGACTTGACC